CGGTTGGCCACAAACCGGTGGCCGAACCTTGGTGGATACCGTTGCTGCTATCGGTGCCAACCAGGGGATTGATGGTTGCCGCGACACCAAGAAAGCCAAGTGACGCATGGGCCTTCTTGATCTAGCCACTGGCTACGTTTTGGGCTTCGGTACGGTGACCATGTATCAGATGATTTTGGTATACCGTCTGCGTCTTGAGCTGCGGAAACAAGCTGCGAAGTTTCCCAATGGCTGAGCGTCCGCCAACTCAAATCCGTTATCCATGGCGTTCGGTGATCCGTAGTGTTGCCGTGACCACTATCGCGCTGCTACCGGTGCTACCAGAGATAGCCAAGGTGGCGGGTGTAGAGACCGTGCCGCTGGTGGCTTCCACCCTGGGGATCGTGGCGGTTTTGCAGCGGATAATCACGATCCCTGAAGTCGATAAATGGTTAACTAGCACGCTGAACGTTGGAGCTAGGAAACGCCAAGAACGCCAAGAAGAAGGAGAAGGAAATGCCAAGTGATGAAACCATCAATGGTGACGCCGCCCCCGCCACCGTTTCGTGTAACGAGTCCGAACGAATCATGGAAGGCCTGGTGCTCCCCTGGGGCGATACCGGGGCAACCGCTACCGGAAGTTACGTATTTCCCCGCGGTAGCCTTGATATTCCTTCCAACATCGAGCGGGTAAAGCTACTATCTGAGCATTCCCGCCCCGGCCACCAGCCCAAGGCAATTGGCCACGCTATCAGTGCCGAAAATACACCCGAAGGCCTAGTCATGCGCTTTCAGCTAGGCAGTAGCGCCGCCGCCACCGAAGCCCTCACGAATGCCGCCGAACACATCATTGATTCCTTCAGCATCGAGGCGGTAGGCGTCCGCCGCACCGGTGGCACTATCGAGTCTGCCCTGCTCAAAGCCGTGGCGCTAGTGCCCTTCCCCGCGTTCGAGAAAGCCAAGGTATACGCCGAATCCGGCACCCCCGAAGAGAAAGAAACCACAGAAATGACCCTAAACGCTGAAGACATTGCCGCTATCGCCGCGAAAGTCACCGAGAACCTCAGTTCCACTACAGCAACTCCCCGGAATAAAATTCCGGCCGGTATCCCAGGCGGTAAAGACGCCACCAAGCAGGAAGTCATCACCGCCGCCCACGCCGCCGAGACTATTCTAGGAATCCACACCGGTGAAATCCCAGACGATGAAATCCAAGCAGCACTTGCCGACATCAAGGGCTCAGACTCAATCGTCACCCAGCCTAAAGCATGGCTAGGCGAACTCTGGTCCGGTGTTGTCTACCAGCGCCGCATTATCCCACTAATCGCAACCAAAGCACTGACCGGCCGGAAAGCTATTGGTTTCCGCTGGAAGAAGGACACAGATAGCGGAAAACTGCTCAAGCCTGGTGTTGCCAAATGGTCCGGCAATAAAACCGAGATTCCCACGCAAAAAGCCCAATGGGAAGAAGTATCAATGGACGCCCAGCCCTGGGCCGGTGGCAATGATTTGGATCGACAAATTTTTGACTTCAACGAGTCCGAGGCGCTGCTGGCCTACTGGCAAGCCATGAACGAATCTTACGCCTACGAGACCGACCACGATGCTGGAAAGTTCCTGGTAGATCACGCAACCGATATCCCAGAGGTCGCCCAAGACATTATCCGCGCTATCACCATTGGCGCTATCCGCGTCGATGAGGCAGTGCATGTCCCCGCCGCCTACGCCATTGTTAACCCGCGTGACCTCGAAAAAGTACTCAAGTACTCTCAGCTAGACGTTCCGCACTACATGAACCTAACCCCGGTATCCGAACCGGCAACATGGACCACTTCGGAATTTGTCGAGTCCGGCACCGCGATTGTCGGCTGTAAGGACGCCACCACGTTTTTCGAGCTCCCCGGTTCCCCACTGCGTGCCGAGGCTGAGCACATCGCCCATGGTGGCCGAGATGTGGGGCTCTTCGGCTACACCGCCCACATGCTCAACCGGGGCGAAGGCCTGGTCAAGGTGCACTTCAATAATGCCTAAGGTAGAAGATTCAGAAGTCCTAGCGTGGCTAGGCGTCGAGGCGGTAGGTGACACCTCAGAAGAGCAAGCACTGAAGGGGATTGTAGCGGCGGTTAACGCCACTGTGACGGATTGGCATGGTAACCCAGACGCCTGGTCCGACCGGATTCATACCGGCGCCGTCATGCTTGCCGCCCACTTGTGGCGGCGCCGTGCCACCCCCGGTGGCGTAGCAGCCCTGACAGACGAAGGCACTACCTATGTGCAGCGCCACGACCCCCAAGCCGCCATG